CCTTGTGCCGCAGGCCCGCCCTGTGGTTGATTCTGCGCGCGCAACATCAGGATGAGATTCAGTAGCTCGCTTTGAGTGAGCATTAGCGGTACTGCCTCTGATAACTTGCCGCCGTGCCTGCCGCCCATCCCATCGCTGCATCAACTTGCGCAGGATTCACACCCTGGCCTTGCAGCTCCGCGACCATCGCTTGAGGCGACTTGCCGGAGTATTGGATGAAATTCTTTATGGCGCCAGCGCCTAGACCTGCTGCCTCCTGCCCGATGGGCGCCACCCGCTGAGCCTCCTGCCCAATAGGCGCCACCCGCGGCTGCGCGATGGGCTGCGCGATCTGCTGCTGGTATCTGGCAGCGGTGCCCGGCTGCCAGGCCATGGCCATATCCACCTGTGCAGGATTGATGCCCTGGCCCGCAAGCTCCGCAGCAATCGCTTGAGGCGACTTGCCGGAGTATTGGATGAAGTTTTTGATGTTGCCCGCCCCCAACGCGCCTGTATAGGCCGGATTCGCAGACTGGAAGGCCGACGCTGTTGGCAGCGGCTTGGCAACTGCCGGTCGGGCCACTGGCGGTGGCGCCGGTTGAGCCACCGTAGGCGGTGGGAGAGCCGGTCGGGCCACCGGCGACGGCGGCGCTCCCCACCACCATGGCTGTGCCGCGGCCACTGGTGTAGGCTGCGTGAGGCTGCGCAGGAACGCAGCGATGTCGAGCCCCGGTGGCGCAGCAGCAGCGCGCGGCGCCGGGAGCCCCAGCCCCGTTGCCAGCTCAGCCAGAGCATTCCGCCCCATGCCTTCATAGGGCGAGAGCGCCGCCTGTGCACCTCCATAGCCTGCCACTGTTGCCTGTAATGCGGGGGCAAGATATTGCTGCAGCGTGCCTTGCGCCTGCCCGTAACCCTGGTCTAACCTCCCGAGCGCCTGCCCTAAATAGCCTTCGAGCGTGCCCTGGGCCTGGCCAACGCTCTGACCTTGCGCTCCGAGCGCCCGTGCCAGATAGTTTTCTAATGTGCCCTGGGCCTGGCCAGCGCCCTGACCTTGCGCTCCGAGCGCCCGTGCCAGATACTGCTGCAGCGTGCCTTGCGCCTGGTCATAACCCTGGCCGATAGCGCCGCTCGCGCCCGCCGCGCCCTGCGTTAGGGCCTGTGTCGCTCCAGCCCCCTGTTCTTGCAGCGCCGCCAGGGCCTGCTGCTGCCCCTGGCTCAGCGTGCCCGTAGTAAGATTAAGCCCGCTCTGCAGCGCTGCTTGCTGTTGAGCCGCGGACTGGCTTAACAACTCACGTATCTGCTGGATAGCGGTCTGCTGCTGCTGCTCGACGCGAGAGACTGCATCGCTCGCAGTCCCCGCCATCTCCCCCGGCGCTAGCGCCTGCATTACTGACCCTGCACTGTTTGAAAGCTCCGCCAGGATGTTGCCGATGTCGTTCCACACGCCCGGCGCACCCTGCAACATCTCTCCCACCGCGCCTGCAATCTGAGTGCCCGTCAGTAATGTGTCCAGCATTAGACGACTGCTCCTGTCGCATCAACCCACACCGTCGGCCCCAGGCTCGCTACCCACACCGGCAAGTCCAAAGTCGTATCGTAGTACATCTGCCCTACCCACATGAGCCCGCTCACCGGCCGCTCGGCCGTGGTTCCGGACCCGGTAGCCGCCGCTACGTAGTCCGAGAGCTGAGTTGCCCATACCAAGTACGGCAGCGTGGCCTGCAAGCGGTCCCCCGCCACCACCACAATCGGCGCTGCGTTAGGTGGCACCAGCCGTAAGTTATTAATGTTGGCTCACCTCTACTTCGATGTCGCCACCCGTGATGACAACCGGGACGGGGGATGAGATACGGAGGCGGAAGGTGAAATCTCGGCCTGTCCCAAGCCGTAGCCAGTATACTCTATCCGGCGCATACTCGCCTTGAGCTCCGAAAGAGCGCCACTGCTCGGTGCCCCACGTGCGGCCCTCATCCTTCGAGACTTGCAACATGATAAGCGCCCCCTCGGGCAGTGCAGACTCGCCCTTGGCCATAGAGAGGCTCAGCCGATGCAGCCGCACCCGCTTGTACTGCGCATAGAGATGCCGGGTGGTGAGCTCGACCAGGGTATCCTCTCCATCATCTCGGAAACTCGCCGGGGTGATCTGGTATAGATTGCCCTGCCGATAATCTGATACTGCCTCGCGCTGCCCCCACGTTGCATGATACTGCCCATAATGCCTGCCGCCCGCGGGACTCTCCGCCCGGCTCCAAATGCCCGAGCCGGTATCATAGAGCCATGTAGCGTCCGCCCCGGGGAAGCTCACTTGATACATCGGATGCCCATGCAGGCTGTAGGCGTAGCCGATAGCATCCGCGGTGGTGGTGTAGGTGGCCAGCAGCGCCTCCAACTCCGGCGTTGAAATGCGTTTGACTGCGGTGCCGAATAGCAGGCCGATATACGCGCGCGAGCCCGGCGACCGGAATAGGCCAAAAATGCCGTCCCCCGTGACCGCGAGTGACGCAAACACCGCCCCGAGGTCTAGCCCGGCGCCAAAAATCCGGGCGAACGGGAAACTGGGGTCGGTGGTCGTGCTCCAAAACTCTATGTACGTCGCGCCGACCAGATACAGCACGCCGCCATGCGCAAGTACCCCGGTCAGAGGTCCAGCGGCCGTCTGCGCGGACACGAAGTCAAGCACCGCCCACGCCAGCGCGCCGCCGTCATACGGCGCACTCACCTGGATACGATTTGTCCCGGCAATAGAGGCGATAAAGTAAGTGTCTTGGTATGCAATACTGGACGCGCCCAGCGCTGTGCCGTCAGCGAAGGTGGCGGTCTCAAACACACGGGTGAGCGTATCCCACACATACGCATTCGGCCCATCGGCGAGAATGATTTGATGCCCGGCCACGCCGTTGTCCGCGAAGTCCACTGGGGAGGTCTCCGTGGTGAGCGTGCCAATCGCTGTGGCAATTCCGCCCAGCGTCACCTCATAAAGTGTCGTCCCGTGTACAGTATAGAGGATAGCCTCGTTGGAGGGTGAGACGTACATCCCCCGCGAGGGCAGCGTGCCGATAGACTGGAGGAGCTCCAGGCCCGGCGTACGGTAGATGGCATATGCCGCCCGGTCCTCAGCCTGCTGCTTGTCAACATAACAGTTGATGCGCTCTTCTACCGTGACATGCGGTGACTTCGAGCGTAGGCCAAAAGCAAAGAGCGGGAATTTCATTTCGCGATCCAAAGCTCCTCTGCCGCGGCTATCGCCCACGCCGGCTGCGGCTGACCATCCTGCGAGCGGCGCATCAGGTAGTCGAGCACTGAGCGCCGACATGCCTCAATGTCCTGACGCACATCAATGAGCCGCAGCGCCTGCTCGCTCTGGCGCACGGCCAACGCCTCAATCTGCACCTGTGCCATGGCAAGCGCGGGCGGCCATATGGCCTGCTGCACGGCCAGGCCCAGGCCAGTTGTGCTGGTGCCGGCCACGGCCCAGGCAAATACTCTCTCACGTAGCGGCCGCGGTAGGGTCACGGCCAGCCGCGGTAGATGTCCCGGCGCACGCTAGTCGCCAGCGCCGGGTCCGAGCCCACTATTGCATCGCGGTAGTTCTTCACTTTCAACAACTGCTTGCACCCGATGACTAGCGCATCAATCTGTGGGTCCGGCGGCAGGCCGAAGTACGGCGCGAGACGTGAGGCTAAGCCATGCTGTAGCGCCTCCTCATACCCAGGTGGCAAGGCAAAGACTGTCGCGAGCGTAGGGAAGCTTTGCAACAACTGGAAGCTGTCGATGAAGAGCGTATAGGTGCTGTCAGATGGGACTGGCCATAGGTGAATAGTCCCATTTGGCATAGTCGCATCATAGAACAACGCAGTCGGCTGCGACGTTGTGGCCTTGTACGTGAGGCTATCAAATCGGTCCCGCGCATACAGCTCTAACATGAAGTCCACACCCGCCGGGTCGCGGATGAATGCCCGCTCTATCCGCAGCGGCCGCGCCGCCGTGATGTTCGGCGAGCCCGAGGTGCCGATGGTATAGGTGGATTGTGCTGCCACGAGAGGTGCACTCACCTGCACCTCCACGAAGCACATGAGATTCTCCAGGCTCCACGTCTCCAGCATCAGGTTCAGCGCCTTCAGCGCCCGGTTGGCGTCCGCGGCGCTGGGTGTCTCAATCGCGCCCAAGACGTCCAGCTCTTCCATCGCGCCCTGGATGATGTCGAGGGCGACGGTCATGGCTTTGTCTGCCTAACGGTCAGCGCGCCTATCCGGCGTTGCAGTATCTGTTCGGTCATCATGTCGGGGTAGTCTCCGCTTTTGCCTGTTAAAGTGATATCTTAATTCTTATATCACAATTCTGTCGAGCGCGAGCGTAAGTCCCGATATCACAACCCAATATTATAACTTCGCCTTCGCCACACGATAGCCGCGGCTACGCAGCAGCTCTATCGCCTGCACGACGGCCTTATCCTCTATCACCCGCCCCGTCTCGCCGTGCCGGGTGAGTATCTTCGCCTCCTCAGCAGCATCCGCCGCGACCTCACCGCAGACCCATTTCGGCCATTCAACGTAGTCCTGTCGCACCTCACTCATCTCGCTGCTCCTGTATCCTTTTGCCACATACTCTTGCTCCTGAGCCTCATTGTACACCTGTATAGGGGCGTAGCGTGCCGCATCGCTCTCACGGCTACTCGCCCGCCCCTTCACCACCCGCGGCTTGTGCTCCGCAGCATGCCGCATCACCTTCGGCCACTCGTTCATGAAAATCCTCCCGCACTTGCATCGCTGTCCCGCCCGCGCGCATCTTCACGTACTCATCCGTCGTGCCGTGCGCCGCAACCTCTTGGAGCGCACGGATGTTGCCCGCCTCCGCTCCGAAGATGGGGAACTCCGGCCGCGGCGGGTTGAACCGCACTACACACGGATGTGACCACCCGTGGAGCTTGCCCATACGCAGGTGCGCCAAGATGTTGCCACACAGCTCATCCGCCAGTTCCCGCGGGCCGCGCGGGCCTACGGGCAGGATGCGCCGGGTGCGCTCCTCCAAGACCAGCACTTGGTACAACTCCGGATTAATTGGGTGGCGCATTACGCGCTCCTTCTAAAGCGCGCATCAGGTTGCCCCGATGCGCATAACGGCGATTCACGTGCTCGAAATCAATGTCCGGCCATACCCAGATAGGGATGTCGAGAAGAGCAAGCTTGCGGCTAAAAGCGGTGTCCTCACCCAGAAATGTACCGCGCTGGACGCCGGACTGGAAGAAGTTGTAGATGATGTCGCCCGGCAGCGCCCCAACCTCGGGATTCTGGTACGTATCCTCCGGCCATTCCTGCTGGATGGCTTCCAGGACCGCTCGCTTGATGCGCAGGAATCCGCCCGGCACCTCGGCAGCGCGCAACCATCCATCCTGCGCTACGCCAGGCTCAAGATGCACGGGATAGCCGCCCTGCTCCCATTTCATTGGATAGACGCCGCAGGCGACCGGATAATCCGACTCTATCAGCTTGATAGCCGCCGCCGCCGGCCAGCCTAGGTCATCGTCCACGAAGAATAGATCGGTCGCCGCCGGGCGCTCAAGAAACCGCTTGCATAGCGTATTCCGGGACTTGTCCACGAAGCAGTCCCCGGCCTGCATCGATATCTCGCCGGACAGGTGCAGCTTGTCGAGCTCGCTGAACGTCCCGAGCATACTCTGCACATACTGCACGCACAGCTCGCCCCGTAACGTCGGGGTGGCGAAGTAGATGTAGGGCCTGGCCATCAGCTCGGCACTCAGGTTGTGTGGTGAATAGGGTAGCGGCGTTAACAGCAGCTCGCTGCTCCCACCGCTACCCTACGATGATAGCACTGCTCAGCTCCCCGCCACGAATCCCTTCTCCGTCAGCGCTGACGCCAGCTCATTGGCTTGCGCCGTTGTGCCGACCTCGCCCACGCTTACGCCTTGGCTTATCCAGGTGTTGATAGTCGCAGCTCCCGCCGTCGGCACCTGCTGCACGTTCGCCACCGAGTAGACCTCAGTCGGTGGCACAATAGCGGCCGCCGTGAGATTGCCGAAGGTCACGGCCAGCGTATCCAGGGCCGAGACACGCGCGCTGGTAGCCACCAGCCCCGTAGTCATGGACGGCTTGTTGATGGCCACCGTGGACCCTGCCACCAGGCCCGCAACCGTGAAGGTCTGCTCGGCCGAGGTGTTGGCCGCCACGCTGGCCGGCGTCAGGGTGGGAGTGTACGACTTGACCGGAGCCGCGGGCGCATGCCGGTGGATGGCGACACAGTACAGCTCGCCCGCCGTCGGCGTGACCGTCGCAGCCGTGGGATTGACGTAGCCCAGTCCCATGGACCCAGCCGCGCTCACCCGCCAGTTGGAGAGTCCGAGCCCGGCCTGGTGGGTCGGCTTGCTCACACCTACGATGGTATCGTTAGCCAGCAAGTCGGTCACCAGAATCTCCCGCTCGGCCGTCGTGATGGTGGCTACGCCGGTGATAGTCCCACCGTTCACACACTCGATCACCCGATTGTCCGCCGCTTCAAGCCCCGGCGTGGAAATGAAAGTATAGACCTGCGCGGCTGTCGGGGTGACTGTGCTGCCCGTGAGGTTTGAGAAGGTGATGGCCACGGAGCCATCCGCTACGGCTCTGGCGCCGCTGACGATAATGCCAGCCTGGGTGGTCGGCTTGACCGCAATCACCGTCTCGCCAGCATGGATGCCAGCGACCGCAAAGGTCTGCTCGGAGTTAGTCGCAGCGGCAACAGCCGTCGGCGAGAGGGTGGCCGTGACGGCGGGGAAGCCGCGGAAGACGGCGACGCTATAGTGCTGGGTGGCCGTCGGCGTGATCGTAGCCGCCGTCAGGTTACCCATGCACACCTGGATGGTATTAGCGACCGAGACCCGAGCGAACTGGCTCACGATGAGCCCGGCTTGAGCCGTCGGCTTGTTCACGGTCACGATGTCGCCCGTGAGGACTCCGGTGACCGTCATGGCCTTCTCGGCGGTGGTGTTGGGGTCCACGGCCGTAGGCGATTGAGTCGTGTCAAACGTAACGACGCTGGCGTTGGCCAAGCCGCGAGCGACAGCGGCCTGAGCGGCACGCGAGCGCCGCGCGGTCGGGGTGGCCCCGAAGAAGCCTACCTTGTCGGTGGCGTCATCGCCAATCTGGATGCCCGCCGTGTTACTCGCGGCAACCTGATTCGGCGCGGAAGTGCTAAATGTTGCAATAGGCATAGGTCACCTTTAGTTCGTTAGCCGGACAGCCAGCTCAGGGTACCACGTAGCAGTACCATACAATACGTCCACACGAGTCGGGAACGCATCATTCACGATATCACTGTCGCGCCACACCCGCAGTGAGATATTCTTGTAAAGGTCGCGGGCCGCAAAGTCAGCACCTTGCGGCACTTCCAGCGGCACAATGACCAAGCCAAACGCATCCTTCGTAAAGGCGAGGTTCTGCCCGTACTGCACGCCAGCCGTGCCCGAGACGGTAATAGCAGCGCCGTTGAGCGGGCTCGCGGTCACGGTCTGGTACGCCCCAGTCGGAGTAATGGCCGGATAGATGGGGATGGTCGCAAACCCGCCCGCGTCCGAGCTCACGGCCGCGGTAACCACGAATTGCCGCAGTACACCCGTGGTCTGCCGGTTCTTCGGGTTGACCGCAAACACACCCGCGATAGTGAAGACATTACCGGGCCGCAGCAGATTGGCCACGCTCGCCGTCCAGCCCGATGTCGCCAGGCTGCTGCCGGTCTGCGCTCCGCCATCCACTACCGGCGTGCCACCGAGCGCTCCAACCGTCTCGAACTGTGTGTTCTGGTCGACGTAAATCTCAAGGTTGGCGAGATTGACCAGCGCACCTTTCAAAGCCGGTTCGGCGACCGGCTGGACAAAGACGGCAGACATGCCAGTTGCAAGATTCCAATATGCGGCAGGAGTTAGTAACAGAGTCCGGCCATCCTGCGGCACGGCCTCCTCATCCATGCGCTGCCCGACCGCTGCCAGGGCGGCAAAGCCGGCAGGCACAGTGCCTCGAGTGCCGACAACATTGTAGACGTTGGGCCAGTTGGCAATTACATCATAGTCCACGGCGTT